GCTTCCAGAGCTTCCAGAGCTTCCACTTGATCCAGAAGTACCATCTTTTCCAGAACTTCCGCTTGATCCTGAAGTTCCACTTGTACCGCTGCTTCCAGAAGTACCGCAGCTTCCTGATGTTCCACTGCTTCCACTACTTCCTGAAGATCCGCTTGATCCAGAAGAACCGCTTGAACCAGAACTTCCAGATGTTCCGCTTGTACCAGAACTTCCACTTGAACCAGACGTTCCACTTGTACCAGAACTGCCGCTAGAACCTGATGAACCAGAAGTTCCTGATGAACCGCTTGATCCAGAAGTTCCACTTGTGCCACTACTTCCAGAAGAACCGCTAGTACCAGAACTTCCTGATGGACCTCTTTCTACTATTCTAGTTAAAGAACCTTCTGGCGCAACAGATTGAATTAATATATTATTATTATTACTGCTGTCAACAACAGTTGAATTCGATCCGCCTCCAACGGTTACATTTATTTGATTAGAATTAGAGGAAGTATTGACATTAATAGACATTTTATAAATGTGTTACATCCGCTAAAACATCTAATCTGAATTCAAAAAGCGTACGATCTTGAATTCCTGTAGAATAGAAATGCACATCACCATATAAATTAATTGGTGGAAAAGCTTTTGTTACGCTTGAAGGTATATTAAATTCTACTATCCCAGTTCCAACTACTCCAGTTACTATTGTAGGTACAAAAGTATATAATAAATTTCCATCAGGATGAGGACGAATTTGCCCTGTGCAAACAATATTACTAAAATCTAAAGAATCAGACGTAACTGTTATTGTTTGCGTAGGAAATGTATCGCCTCTTATGACTGTTAACTGAGTAGCCATTTGATAAATATTACACCATATATTAAATATAGAGACAAAAAAACCCAAGCTTGCGCTTGGGTTCGTGAGTTATTTAATATTACTTAACTACTGGAAGATCTGGATTCACTACTCCATTGCTAGACGCACCAGCAGCAGCCTTTGCGCGATTCGCAAGCTCCTGATTGATAACGCGAAGATTAGCTTGAGCGACTTCGATCTTTCCTAGTTCATCATAGGCGAACGCCTTTAGTTGAACATCAGTTACTGTTGATAGATTAATTTGATTCTGTTCCATAATTATGTACTGTAATATATATTATATTTCACCAAGAATTTTTAAAGTTCTTTTATGCAAAGGATTATTGGGATCTAGTTGAACACTAGGAGATTCAGCGGTCATAGAGATTGTTCCTCTTGCTACCGACTTGAATTCGCGCAACAACTTTTCTTTAATTTGCATTCTTGATCCACTAGCGAAAATACCAACTCGTTCACATAGATTTTGTAAATCTAAGTTAGTCATGTCGCTCAACTTCTCTTTAAAAACTTCTAAGTTATAAGTCCCAAAGGGATTAACTTTTTTTACACCTAAAATTTCTTCTAGCTCTCTTACTTTTTTAATATCTGGATCTTCCAGTGGCTCAGTTACTTTACCATCAGCTAGAATAAGATCGTCCAAAGCTGATTTTGGAGCTTGATCTTTTTTAGACTTCTTGTTGTCTTTCTTTACGAGCTTTTTAGCCATATATTATAATTTGTTATTGTTTAAATAATTCAATAAAAAAGGCGTTACCCTTTCGGATAACGCCAATTTTGTTTTAACTGTATATATTAGACAATTAGACCGACCAACGCACGATTGTCGAGAACCATACGTCCTTCTTCTAGACCGCCATAGTAACCAATCTTTCCTTGACGGAGAGTATATTGGTCATCAGCAGTGAGATTGAATTCAGATCCAGTATCAGAGTCAACGGCTACGGCACGGATTAGTGAATCACGGCTTCTGTCGAGACCGATGATAACTTCTTCAGTGGCTCCATCGAACGCAGCGGCAGATGTGGTGATTGAATAGTGACCAGCATAACTTGTGCTACCAGCGACGGTATCAAAGATGGTGTTGAATCTCTTACCAATTCCGAGTTCAAGAATTTCCATGATGCTAACACCATAGAATTCAGGTAGACCAGATTGGCTGAAGATTTGATCACGAATAGCATCTGTAGCGACTACAGGAGCGTTACCGGCACTATAACTTGTGCTAGGAGTAGCTACTGGAGATACCTTGGTATTGATTGGGTTATAAGCCATACCACGAATTTCCTCAACGATTTCAGGAGAAACGATGAGGTCAGTCAATCCTCTGCGAGCGCCAGAAGGAGTACCACCGACGAATGAAGCGTTAATGCGCTTAATCTTGGTGAACAACTTGTTCAAGTCGTTAAGAACGAAACGACTAGCAGCAGCAGTACGGAAAACGTGATAGTTATTAGCGGCAGTGGCATCATTACCAGTAGAAGCTTGAGCTAGAGCGGTAAGAAGAAGATTAGCTGAAGTTCTTTCTTGCTTTAGCATAACTTCTTGAGCTACGCGAGTGAAAGTCTTGCTAACTACATCTAGACGGCTCTTGGCAGCGTACTTCTTGTCGAAAGCGACGGCGCTGTCGAGCTTGTAAGTAGCAACCTTTAGCTCTGAAGCTGTAGGTTGAACGATGTTCTGAGGAAGACCACCGGCAACAGATTGACTATAGACCTTGATATAATCTTCGTCAAAAATGTCGTAGTAGAGATCCAAAGGAATTGAAGGATTATCTTCAGCGTTGAATTGGAGGCTGGTGAAGAGATTAGAAACGGTAGGAGCGTTGTTAATAACTTCAGCGAGGACGGGTCCAATGAACTGAGCTAAAGCAATTTGAGCTTCATAAGCAACCTCACGGTTGCGAGAAGCCATAGCCTTGATTAGTTCAACTTGTTCGTCTGTTCTTTTTAAAACGATTTTCATGTTATTTTATATTTAAAGATTAGAGTACAGAGGCGTTAGCACAATCGATTTGTACGATAACGTATTTACCAGTAGTTGTACCGGCGAAATAGTCGCTCTTACCATTTTGACTGGATCTGCTGCCAGTAGCCAATACTTTACCGATGATAGAATATTGACCAGTGAGAGGACCAGAAGTTGTTGGGGCCAATCCGGTAACCTTACCAGCATTAGCAGAGATAAGAAGGTGAGAATTGACAACCATGTTAGCGTCAACCCAGTCAACAGCAGTATCATTTAAAGTGAAGATACCACGGGTGGCTACTGGAACAGCTTGTCCAGAGAGAACGGCTTGTAGCTCTTGTCTCTTTACAGGATTATAAAGGAGCTTTTCACCATTTTCATCATAGGCGAGTGTTTGATTGAGCGTAATACCAAGAACAGGAGCGTCATTGGTAGCCGCAGTAAAGGTAAGAGGAACGCTAGGATACTGAGCGGCTCCAAGGAATGGATAGTCAGTCTTACCTAGATAAGCGTTAGTTCCGTAGGTAATTGGATCAAGATCCAAGTTACCAGCGTTTACCTTAACGAAAACACCAGCGGAACCATTACCATTGGTAGATGGATTATCATCGCAGGTGCTATTGGCGAACATATTGACAACGTCAAAGTCGCTATATTGTCTGAATGGATATAATCTTAGTGACATATATTTTTAGTATTTAATTGTTATGTTTTCTTTCGAGAAAGCTTTTGCGATCTTTTCTTTCCAAGAAGGTTGAGCCTCAGTGACTTCAATTTGACTAGAAATAACAGCAGTTTCTTCCTTGGCATTTGCCAAAGCAGTTTCTACTTGTACGGTTTTTTCTGTCGCTTGAGCGACTGTTTGAGTATCTTTTAGTCTCTTGGCTAATTCGGCTTCGAGTCTATCTTGGAAAACTTTTTCTTGTTCAGTCTTAAAAGCCTTGCTCTTATGTCTGTAAACTACAGAAAGCTTTTCTTTGTAAGAAGCGAATGCTTCGTCTGAACTATCTAAAGAAGTAATATCTTTAGCTAAAATTGATCTATCAAGATCATCGAAATCAAATTCTTGATCTAGAATTCCCATTCTTGTATTGAAAAGTTCTTGACTATTCTTGGCGGCTACGGCGGACTCTAGTTCACCAAGCTTGGAAATTGTAGCGTTTAGATCTTCGCGCAACTTTTCGGTTTCGGCGATAGCCTTTAATTTAGCCTCTTCAGCAGCTTGAAGTTGAGACTTAAATTCGTCGTTCTTTGACTTAATGCTTTCGGCGATCTTATGAGAAATGTTAGCAACGGCCTCTTCATTAAAGTTGACAGTTTCTTGCTTTTCAGCAAGAACGGTCTTTAGTGCGGATAGTATTTGTTCTAGATCCATAGTATTTATTTTAGATGTATTTACAGTCGTTTTTTCTTCTTGTGAAAATATTTTCTTGTTTATTCGTAACAAATCTAATGAATTTACTTCAAAAGATTCTATTTCTTCAGCTTCAGTATCATTTTTAATCATTTCGGAAGATCCATCATCAATAATTACTCCTTGAACATCTGCCGCAGGATTAGTTGTGAATCCTATTCCTAATGGATAAATACGACCAGTGACTAAACGATAAACTGGAGTGCCATCATTCATTACTCCAGGACCATCAAAGCCTCTTAGATACTTTTTAAATTCTTCTATTTGTTTTTTATCTGTGATTATTTCTGCTTGGCTCAAATCAGCACTGCCAACCGCAACCATATATTCATTAAATCCAATTTCCCAACTTGCACTTATTTTTTGAAATAGATTTGATTCAGGATCATTTGATTCCATGAGAGCATCAGCAAAACTTCTATCAACAGTCTTATAAACTACAGCCGCCAAAGAAATATTAAATGGATCTAACTTTCCTTTTACATCTTCATCTGAAATAATCTTATTAGAACCAATAGCAGAAAACGCCGAATTAACAATATGTCCCACTACTCTTTGCTTTTTATGCTCAATGTTAGTTGGCTTATGAATAAAATAGTTTTTAAATGCAATAGCGGTGTTAGTATCGATCCCATCACCATTCTTGTTAAACTTGTTAACCAGTGCAGCATTGAAAGCCGCTCCAATTAAATCCACGTTTGTATCCAAGTTGACAGATGAAGGGATAAGACTTTTTAGAGAATCTAAAGAAGCTTTAGATACGAGAACATTGGTATCAAAATTTAGACTAGCGGTTACAAAATTCTCAAATGACGTTCTATATTTAAACATAATATATAAATTTACACTGAGTATTTAGTACTGTGATATAAAAGAGCAGCAGAATATGTCTCTAATTGATGTTCTGCGCCCAATTCTTGAATTCCTGGTAGTATGCTGACCTTATCTAATATAGAAGGATCTTTAACAACTGTTTTTGCTACCGTCTCCCAAGTTTCATTTTCGCAACCAATAATAATAGCTTCTGATAAACTCTCAGCTACCTTCTTTTGCTCTTCATTTAGCTTTTTCTTTTTATATTTTGTTTTTAATTCGCCTTCGATGATTGAATATAAAACTTTTGTGCTTTCCATCGTTTTGGCAATAGCTTCTTTAGCAAATATTGATGAAGCTTTAGCCCCCATTGGACGACCTCTCTCAGTTGGAGTTGTAGTCTTCTTCATTGGTGGCTTGGCTCCAATATTTGGAACTTCTGGCATCGCAGGAGGAATAACTGGAACGCCTCCAACGATAGGATTGTAAAAGCCTTTCTTGCGCTCTTCGACAAACTTGGTTTGAGCGGCGGCTAACTCTTCTTGAGTTGGATAAATACCTGTTTCGATAACCTTGAGACCTTCTTCTGGAGGAAGAATTCCAAGTTCCATCATGCGAGTCACGACGCGATTAAACTGAGTTTCATCCTTGATTGAAACTTCTTCGAATTTAGCAATAGGACACTTACCTTTAAATCCTAAATTTCTAAATATAAGTTCCATTTCGGGACGTAGAAAATCATTTAAGAATGCGTTTCTAGCTTCTTTTAGTCTTTCAAAAAATACTTGTGCTTTTACTGTTGTATTTGCAAACTTTTCTGAACCAATAAGAATATTCTGAAGACCTTCTTTGATATCTTCATTTACTATTTTATATTTTTCATAACCTAAAACTTTATTTAGATCAGGAATAACGAATTCTGCTTTTGTAGTATAATCAGCGATAAGAACACGACCGACAGATTCATTATTTAGCAAGCCTTGCATGGCTTTTATATTTTTATGATTGATGCCGCCTTTGCTAGGCTCAGTACCCATCGTTATCAATAGAATGACATTCTCAATTGTGCGGCAAATAGCTTGGTCTATCTTCTTCATTTCCATCTTGAAGTTAATGTCGTCCAAAACGGCGAATCCAAAAGGAATAGCAAAAGGTTCGTAGTCTTGCTTTTTATAAAAAGAATATATTACATCTGTTGGATTGAGTTGAATCTTTAATCCGTCTTGCGCCCATTGACCATTCTTTATTTTAGTTTGGGTCTCTTTATCTAGACTATTAAATACTTCTACATCTCTATCGTTTTTTGGATTCTGCAATCTTTCTAACTCATATTCTGAAAGAATCTTTTGATAAACAACCTTCTTCCAAGAACTTGTTCTATTTACTGTTACATAAAAAGGGTTTAATAGAATATATTGAACAGGAATTATATTCTTTACATCGTAAGGAGTTGGATAATTATGAATTTCAACGTTGGTTTCATAAGAGTCTCCATCATAATTAGCATATGTCTCTAATATGCTTTGAAAATCATCGATAGTAAATTTGGCATTTACTTTATAAAAGAAAACATTGCCACTTCTATAGTATTCGCGAAAATACTGATCTTTTACATTCCACATCTTTGTGTACTTCATCCATTTAGAAAAAAAGTCGCGAGCTTTTTGGCTACCACCTTCTAAATAGATTTCTGCATTAGCAAATTCCGACATGATATCTACCGCATTTCTAAAAATAGCTACATTGGCGTAAGCTTTTTGACACAATTCGATAGCATCACGGATGTTGTACCCATTAACTGACATCTCGAAAGGCAATAAACCTTCACGGATATTCGCGTATTTATAAATCTTTGGTCCTACATAAGCCAAGTTTCTTCTAATAGAAGTGCCACCATCTCCAGAACCAGAAAAATTATTTCTTTCGTAACTGGCAGAGCTTTCGTAAAAAGAATCGCCAACAAAACTTGGTTCTGATTCAGAATTGTTGTTAACCAAGTCCTCTAAATTACTGTTATTATTTTCCTTTGCGCCTCTAGAAAATCTATTCCAGTAAGAAGACTTTTTATTATAAGATCGACTCATATTCTTTATTTTACACTTATAACTTTAAAAGTGACTTTGAAAGTTACTTTTACGCTATAAACATAGGAGTAAATGTTTCTGTATTATCTTCTACAGTAACAGTTCTCATATCAATTATAATCTTTGTCATCCAATTTCCTAATACTAATGCTGAATAACTATCTTTTCTTGGTTTGTCTGGACCTGATTTACGTTTTAGATTAGCAGGAAGATCAAAATTTTGCATACCTTGTGCAGAAGTTGTTATTTGTATAAGCGCACATTCTGTTTTTGTTAAAAGTATCATATCTGACAAATGTTCAACAAAGTCAATCATTCTTGCGCCGACATCCGCTTTATCCAAATCAGAAACGTTAGAAAATTTAAGATTTTCTATTCCTATTCTTTTGTTTATTTGTGACTTGTAATGATCATCCATAGCTCTGCTTGCAAAATATATGCGACGATGGTCAAAATTAGCTTGCAATAATTCGTTCGCTTGACGAATCCAAGCCGATGTTGGTTTTCTCATGAAAACTGTTCTATAATCTGTTTTATTATATTCTGATTTTGCGGCATATAGATTAGATTGGTATTCTTCTGGTCTTTCAAACTCTGTTGTTACGCATTTTAACTCAATCTTCTCATCTTTAAACAGTTCGCTTTCATTACAGGAATTCATAAACTGAACACCACCATTATAATCCATACATATAGCAACAACATTGAAATTTTTGAGAATATATAAGAAATATTTAATATGATCTTTTAGTGAAGCTCCAGCTAATGCATACGAATGCACTAACGTACCCATTTGTTTTTCGTAATTAACTTTTATTACTTGTATAGCAAAATCGTCCGACCCTTCAGTTTCTGACCAAGAAGGATCAACGGCTATTACATATTCATCTTCTGGATTACCTACTACTTCTACAGAAGGTGTTTCTCCATCAGGTACTGTACATAGCGCCATTTTAGATATTTTAAAATATCCAGAACTATCATCTGTAAATTGAGCGCCAAATTCTCTTTGGAACTGCGATTCACTCATTGTTGATTTTGCTTGATTGATTAGATTCTGATCGTATAACTGAACTGGCGCACAATCGTAAGAAAATTGCATAACACAACGCTTAGAAGAATCTGTTGGCTTAGGATTATGTATTAAATTATCATACTGCTCGTATAATTTATAAAGATATTCAAATTTAAAAGACGCTGATGATAGAGCAATCAGTTTATTGTTGGGCCAAACATATCTATCTTCCTCCTTCATCTCGCCCTTCTCAATCAATTGAGTTTCTAGATTATACAATTCTTCTCGTTGAGTTGGATTTTGAACTACGGACAAGAATGGTACAATAACTTCGTTATAAATGCGTTCAGGCATCAATAGAAACTCGTCAATAATAATACGATGAAAACGAAAACCACGAAGTTTTTCACCATCACCTAAAGGCAATGCGCGAATACGGCTTTTACCTATTTCCATTAGCCATTCATCATTATTTTTTGATACATGTGTAATACATTGTTTTAAAAGATAGGCTTCAGGCTTGGCGGCAATATCTTCTATCTTTTTAAATATCATTTTTGACTGACGAAAAGAACGAGACATAATACCTATCTCTATTCCTTGATTTAATATCGCGTCTAGAATGGCAAAAATACCAGTAGTATAACTTTTACTCATGCCACGCGACCAAACTCCTAAAAAATAATCGCTTTCCAACATTGACTTGACAGCCATATGTTGAAATGGAAACAATTTAACTCCTGTAATTAAATCAGTAGTAAAAGTAATATTGTTTCTCAAGAATTGATAAAACAAAAGCTTCGCTTCACGTTCTTCCAAGAAGCCTTGCTTTTCAGAAAGCTCTTCATTAGAAATAAACTGATTTTTTCTTATTCTTTGGTTACCTGTTTCCCAACTCATGATCTAAAAAGTATTGTAAATCTACTTGCCATAAATCTTTTCCAAAATATAAAAGCTTTGGTATAATTTCGATTGATTTTTTTCGACTGCCCGTAAATACAAACTGAACATGTCTAGGATATTTATGAGTCAAATGGCGCATGTTATGAAAGACGTATTCTAAGTTCGTTTTTCTTTTGTATTTTCGATGATTATCTATTATACTATCTATTGTGGACTCTATTACAATAAATAAATATCCTTCCAATTCAAAAGTCCTTTGGATTTCTCTTTCAAAACGATCAACTCCAGAAGCTAAAGTTCCTAAAAAGTCATTTTCACTTTTTCTATCTACAAAAGTATAATTATATTCTTGAGCGTTCATTAAATAATCACCAATAAATAATTTTTCAATCTTTACATTAGGAAATTCTAAAGGATCTTGTTCGCGAGTATCGACAAGCATGGTTTCATTCTTTAAAGAAACTTTATTAAAAGTTTTTGGCAAAGGCTTATTAAAAAGCGGCTCTTTATCCAGCAACTTACAAACAGAATTATAAGATCCAAAATGCTTCTTGAATATATTTATATTTGGAAGATCCAAAGTCTTCAATTCATTATGAAAAGGTGCGTAATGATAATTTTTTTCTTGTATTCTATTTTTTAGCATGGATACGCATTTTGTTTTTACGATTTCTTGATTCTCTGATCTTTCCCATTCAGAAAATTCATTATAATCAAGGAACTCTGTTTCAAAATATTCTCTTTTATTTTTAAATGGTATTTGTTTTTTATAAAAAAATGAAAAGCGAGGATAATATTTACAATAATACTCTCCTTGATATAGATTATGTTTCTTTAAATGGGCGTGAAAGCATTTATCATTTACAAAAGATTCTTGACAGACTTTACATTCGATCATATAGCATCTTCTTTTGTAATTCCTAAAATTCTAGCTTTCCATGCAGACATCGTTTCCAATCTATCAGCTTCTTCTTTGACAACTTTCTTTTGCATTTCTGCAATTTGAATCATCATTTTTCTTTCGTTTTCGTCTTGGAATAATTCTACCAAACTAAGTATCGAAGCGTTCTTTTGTTGATGAGATTCTATACGTTTAGATCGTTCGCCATTCAATTTCTGCAAAGACTTATCTATACGTTGGGCGCATTGATTATATTCTTCTGAAATGGTCTTCAAAACTTCAGTCAATCGCATTGTAAAATCTTTTTGTTCTTGAGTGTCATTGAACATTTCATTTACTTTATTTTTTTTCATATCAATTTGTTTAAGATTGATATAATCCATGCAAACATTTATATATAAATTAGTTTCATCAATCGTAAGATCTGGCTTGTCCCAAACTGAACGTACAAACTCAGCTTCAAAAAGATCTTTATCATTAGAGCTACGATAAGAATCGTAGTTTTGTACAAAGCGTGGACTATTTAAATAAGTCAATAGCTTTTCTAAATATTTTCTATGCTGCAATGTTAATTTATCCTCAGATAAATCTTGTCCAGCCCATTTATTTACTTTCTTGATGGCAGAAGATAAACTTCTTGGCACGACATACTTTTCATTAACTGCTGATTCGCTTTCAACCAAATAATCTGGATGCTTTTCTTTGATGTATTTGTGTACTGCTCTGTATTGAGGCGTAATAAAAACATTTAGGTTAGATACTCCTGCTAATTCTTTAGAAAATAATAATTCTGTGATCTGTTTTGGAGTTATTCCTGTTCTGATATTACTGTCTATAAATTCTATGTGCGCCGCAGTAAGTGCTTCTGGGTCCGCTTTTGGTTTGGCTTTTTCTTTCTTGCTTATGGACCCAGAAGAGATCATATAATCTCTTACTAGCTTTGATTCTTTTGAACGGCCATGCAAATCTTCTCTTTTAAATAAAAGATTAGCTATAACAATATAATCTGTTAGCCCTTCTTCTATTTTTTTATTGATAAATACTTGTTGCTCTTCAGATAAATCACTCATTGTTAAAAACGTCGTTATCTTTTATCAAATTTTTCGCTTTTAGATATAGCATTTTTTTTAAATTTTTAATCTGCTTGTATCCAGCCTTACGACCCTTCTCATTGGTCTTGAATTTTAAAAATCTTGCTACTTCATCATCAGTAAGACAGTCAATAAAAAACATTTTATAAACAAAAAACTGTTTATCGTTTAAATTCTCCTTCATTAAAGAATGAAGTTTCTTTTCAGCGTTGGAAAAATTAACAGATTCATTTTCTGGTATAGAAATAAAATAATTTTGATGGTTTTGCAAACTTACTGTCATTTTTAAATCGTAAGCATTCTTTTTTGTCTTTTCCCATTTAGCGTACAATGGACATTCGTTGCATTGTTTTTGACTAGGAGTGAATCCACAAGCATTGTCATCTCCAGCAGAAGTCGCTCCTTTATTAGTATTAAAAGAGCAATTTACACACGGCTTTACAAAACAACTATAAGAATTTCTGATTATGTTTTTTATCTGATTTGAGACTATCCTATTAACCCAAGGCTCTATGGGTCGCTTTTGATCCCATAGATGCCATTTTTTATGTATATGAATCTTTATTATCTGCTCAATGTCTTCAAAGTCGAACCAAACAATTGCTTTTAACTTCCACTTGGCTTTTCTTTTTTTTATGACTTGATCTATGATTTCATACATTTCTTCAAAAGTTTTTTTGTTTTTATGCTTCATTTATTTCTTTGAAGTTCTTACTAGGAGCGCACTCTTTTAATGATTGTGACAAGTATTCTTCCTTAGTAAGCTTGCTGACATTGCCTCTCGGTCTAGAAAATTTTTCAGAAGACGGAGGAGAATGAATTATTTCACTTGCTAGAAACTTATTCTTCTCTGGTCTTTCAATTTCATATTCTAAACGTCTTGGCTTGACTACAGAAGTAGGCAAACCATCTTCGTCTACTTCTTTTTGTGTAGTTTGAATTTGTTTTCTAATCTGGGGTTGTTGAACATTCGTCATTAAAGCTGTTCCACAGCTAGAACAAAACTTCGATCCAACCCCATTTTTAAAACCACATTGGCTACAGTACATACACCAATATTATATCACTGTATATTAGTTTTATCTAATTTTTTAAACACTGAAACTATGTACTTTAATATTTCACTACGCATGATATCTTCTTCATCAAATTGGAAACAATAAATTCCTCTGTCTTCGCTTTCTTTGTTATTGAAAAGATCGTACACTCTCATGAAACCAGATTTGTTGCCAATATCTGATTGCATAGCATCACCGCAGATAAACATTTTAGTATTTTCCCCAATACGAGTAAGAAGCGTGACTAATTCTTTACTGCTATAATTTTGAGATTCGTCTGCGATAATCACTTTATCATTCCAAGTTGCTCCTCTTAAGAAATTAATTGGTAAAGCTTCGATAAAACCATTGGTTTCTAAGTATTTTGATTGACTCATAGGAAGTAGCTCATCCAATTTATCATATAAAGGCATCATAAATGGATTAAACTTTTCATCTACAGTCCCAGGAAGAGATCCTAACGCTCTTTCTCCAGATTCCGCTATCGTTCTTATATATTTCAATTCTGCTCTCGAATTCATATTTAAAATATGAAGCGCACAGTAGACTGCTAAAAAGGTTTTAGAAGAACCTGCTGGACCATTGATAAAAATAATTTTAGTATTCTTATCAAATGCTATCTGCGCGAAACTTTTTTGCTTATCTGTTAAATTGAAGTTTTTAATGTTCAATTTAACTGATCTAAAATGATTATCAGCAATGATTTCGTTTAGATCTTCTTTTTCTTTTTGAATTTTCTTCTTTTTGGTTGACATGTTATGAAAGGAGTTACACTATATTGTATGGTTTTTCATTGTCTAAGTGTTCCGTACTCACCTACAAGTAAAAACATATCTTTGTGTGCGTTTGTTCAAAAGGTTTACAAATTTTGTGATGAAATGACCAAAAGAGGTCACACTGTTTATCATTATGGTCATGAAAACTCTAGCGTTAATTGCACAGAACATATTAATGTTACTAATAATGATATATTAAAAAAGAGTTATGGCAACTTAAATGATTGGGAGACTAAGGGATTCAATCAAGATATAAATACAGAAGCTGTAAAAATATTTAATAACAATTGCACATCAGAATTAAATAAAAGAATAAGATCAGATAAAGAATTTATATTATGTTGGTTTGGATTTGCTCATGAACAATGTGTTAAGCATTTTTATAAAAAAGCTATTGTAGTAGAACCTAGCATTGGTTACGATAGTATGTTCGCGCCAGTTAAAATGTTTGAAACTCATAGTCAAATGCACAAAATGCATGGATATTCTTCAACCAATATAAATATAGGAAATGAATTTGTAGTTTATCCCGGTTTTGATCCTAATGATTTTCTTTATAAGAAAAACAAATCTAATACCGCCCTGTTTTTAGGCAGGATTACAGAAGCGAAAGGAGCAAAAGTTGCTTATGATATATGTAACGATTTAAAACAAGATATAATTTTTGCTGGTCCAAATATACTTGGTTTAAAAGATACTAGATATTGTCAATTTGTTGGCTTTGTTGATCCAATCAAAAGAATGTATTTACTTAGTGATGCTAAATTTTTATTTGCGCCTTCTTTATTTATTGAACCATGCAATTGGACCGTTATTGAAGCTCAATTTTCAGGAACTCCGACAATAACAACAAATTTTGGCGGATTTACTGAAACCGTATCGCAAGGAGAAACTGGACTAAGGTGTTCCAGCATAAATGATATTATTTATGCTGTTCAAAATATAGATAAATTTATCAATCCAGAAAATTGCTATAGAAACGCAATTTCAAAATTCACATTAGAGAAACAGTGTGATTACTATCAGTATATTTTTCATAACCTATCTTCGACTCAGATAAATTAGTATTAAAAAATTTCTTTTGAAAATTTTCTTTAGCTATGTGTCTTTGATAATTACAATAATCAACATACTGAGCAGTTACTTCATTATTTTTAGCTTTATCTACGGCTTCAAAAGTTAATTGATTGGTGTTTATCATATCTTTATATTCTTGTGAATATATCATTGATAACCATTTTTCACGCTCAAATTGATTTTGCAAATGCGACCAACAATTCAACCACGCTTGAACATTATTAGAAGATTTTTGTTTTTTAATCTCTAAAATGCTTAAATAATCAAAAGCGTAAGCTTCGTCCACCAAAATAGTAATCATAAATTTATAATACAATTGTCTATTTTTGATTTAATGCTTTCAAATGATATTTTTCTTGTGCATTCAAAATTCTTTTTTCTTGGACACCACAACCAATCAGAACGATCAAATTTTTCTTCATTTAAACATCCATTACAAATAGAATCATCGTAAATTCTCGTTATATTTTTTGTGAATTCGCACCAAGGTTTAGTAATGTTTGAAATTAACACGACATGTTTTCCTATGCCATGAGCCAACCATGATAATCCATTAGAAGTTCCTATATGAAATTCAGAATGATTGACATAATTAATACATTCTTTTAAATTTAAACCGCATCTATTTATCGCCTTTTTAGGTATTGGATTCATGCAAGATTTTATACCAAAAGAGTAATCTCTATCTATGCAAACAGCAGAAATATCATATTTTGATTTTAAATATTTAATCAGATCATTCCAACCGTCATTATTATTCCAATAACGACCTTGATGAGTCGAATGTGTAGAGATTGTTATGTACTTTTGCTTTATTGGTCTAACTCCTGAATAATTATCAATCAAAGTATTTATTTCTTCATATTCCATTTTAAGATCATCAGAAAATCCTTTCTGTAATGGGCGGTCAAAATAAAAATTTATTGATTTTTGTTGCTCGCATTCAAAGTTTACTGGATTAAAACTTATATTAGGATATGATTTTTCAAAAAGACAAACAAAAGAGTTATTAATAAAAAATCCCACCTCATCATTTGTTAATTTTTGATACTTATCTACTTGAGCCACCGCACCAATAGTATCTCCCAAAGATGAAGTGGTTAAAATAATTTTTGTTTTCACTTGCTATTTAAATCCTTTATACAAAGATCTATTTTTTCTTTCACCATGTCAAATGAAATCTCTTTAGAACATTCAAAATTTTTATCTCTAGGACACCACGCCCAATTTCCCTTATCGAAAGTCAAATTAGGATCGTTCCAACAGCTATTGCATACATTTTTATTAATTACTCTATATGGAGTATAAAATTCAGAAACAGGATCTGAAAATCCAGATATCATAATAACTGGCTTTCCAACCGCCCAAGCCAGCCAAGACAAGCCAGATCCTAAACCAATAAAGAAATCGCAAAAATATAAATCATTAATTCTTTCGGATAATGGAATATCTCCCGTTTTGTCTATAGAGTTGACAGGAATATAATTAATATATTCTCCGCAACCAATATTATTATTTTTATCTATAGATGCTACATCATAACCCAAACTATTTAAATATTCTACAGTTCTTGTCCAGCCAGAAGGATTATTCCAAAACTTAGCTTGAGATGTAGAAAGAGATCCAATACAAACATACTTTCTCTTGAAATTGTTCTTAAGATTTTGTGGCAAAGCGACTTTGGTTATAGATTCTTCATATTTAATATTTAATATTTTAGAAGCGATTTCTTGAAGGCTCAATTGATTCCATTTTGTGCCGTTTACGTCAAAGCATCCAATAGAATAACATCTAGAAGAGTCTATTGGTTTTTCCCAATAGTTATAAAAATTAATATTTTTATATTGAGATTCAAAAAGGTCTTTAAACGGAGTATAAAAATTAACTTGTTGTTGTTTTTGTTTTTGAAAAGAGTCTACAATTCCTGTCCAAGCTATCGCATCGCCCAAAGAAGATGATTCGTTTACAATTTCATATATATCATTTCGATAAGCCAACATATATCCTTTATCGATTGTTGAAGTATCTTTTTTATTAAAAGATAAATCAAATGTTTCTAATTTGTATCCGCAATTTAATAGTTTTTCTTTGATGATATCTAATTTATTATTTTCATTTGCATGAAATTCTAAGATAATTTTATTTATATTATTTAAGGTATCATTTTGCAAGTTTTTAAAAATCTCATATTCATACCCTTCAATATCCATTTTCAAAACATCTATTTTATTTAAATTATATTTAAAAATTAGAGCGTCAAGACTTATGCATTTTACTTCTATATAATTTTTATCTGATGTATCGGTTTCAGTTATGTGGCTTAACGTAGTCAGACTTTCAACTACAAATTTTTTATTCTTATTATCTATAGAAATCGCTTTATTCTCAGCTATTACTCTTGTTTCATTTTCAAATGTATTATTTAGTATGCTAAAAGATGGAGACGGTTCTAAAGCTATAATTTTACTTATATTTTTAGATAAACAAAAATCTATAAAACTTCCACAACTGGCCCCAATATCGACGACAACATCTTTTTCGCGAATGTGTTTAGAATAGAAATCGTAATTATAAAAATCTATCTTTTGAGTAAAAAAGTTATCTAAAATATTTACTGAATTATCTTCAGTATATAAGAATTTGCGGCATGAGCTTTTATTATAAAAGTCTTTATCGATTGGAACATCTATTTCAAAGAATAGTTTTTTATTTTTAAACGCCAAAACTTTCAAACCACTAAAAAAATTCAAATCTAAATCTCTTGTGGTGATTGGACTGGTAAAATAAGAAAAACCCTTTGCAAAAACAAAATCTTTATTAAAGAATGATGTAAAAGTTAAATTAGAACTTAAATCTTTAATTACAAAGTCAAGATTTTTAAATTCTTTTTTAGTAGGTTCAAAATGAAACATGTTGTTTCTTTTATTGTATAAAAAAGAAAAGTCTTCATTATCAATATGTTCACGACCTCTTATGATCACATAATCTAAACGTTTAATCTTGGGAAAATCTTTTTCTATAGACAATTGAAGCATGTCAAAATCGTCAAAAATTTCAAATCTTAATTTCTCTTCGGGCTTGTAATCACTATTCAAACTGGAAAAATACAAAATCTGTGGATCTAAAGTTAAATCACTTTCATAAACGTAAATATTCTTTTGGGTATCGAATATTTTAACTTTTATTTTAATTTTTTTATCGCTAATGTTTTTGTATTCAATACCTTTGTCATCACCTACAAATCTAACGAATTCTATTTTTTTCATATTTGTGATTAAATCGTTTATGTAACTAAAAGCTTTTTGAGAAGACTTTTTCCAAGAAAAATTATTTCTTATGATTTCTGATTCTCTAATTGCTATGTCTTTATAATAAGAATAATTGTTGTATATGTCAATCATCTTGTTCGACAAATCTTTAAAATCTGGAATATAATAATTTCCAACTATATCTTTATCAAATTGTCTTGCATTATAATTGGAAGCAGGTTCTTCGCCAAGCACATTGATCGAAACTCCAAGATTTTTTGCAAATTCTAGTTGTGCGCTACAGTTAGAATAGATTGATACTATTCCACAAGCCATAGATTCTATGAGAGGAAGGTTCCAACCTTCTGCGCGAGAACATGATAAGAAAACATGAGAGCGTTGCAATATATATAAATAATCTTCTTTCGTTGTGAACGACAAAACTTTAATATTTTTACAATTTAAATTGTAATGTTGTAATCTATTTTCTGTAGATCCCAGTCCATCAATGTCGAATGGATTATCTACTAATAATAAAAGTTCAACATTGTCATTATTTTCAAAATTGTCTTTAAAAGACCTTATAATTTCCATGGTGCTTTTTCTAGCGTCCCATCTACCAATCAAAACAAAGGTAAACTTTTTAAACTTTTCTGAAATAGGAAAAAATACATTTTCATCAACGCCTAAAGGAACAACTTTCAATTTATTTTCTGGAAAATTTTGATTGATTAAATTATTTTTTTGCCATTGAGAAGGAATCCATAACTGGTCAAAAGTTTTTAATTGATTTAAAAAGTTATCTGGAAATTTAGTTGTTTCATACATCGTATAGGCAATTTTCGGACCAACGTAATCATCATAAAAATAAAAATGATTCAAACCTTCCATGACAAGGTTAACATTTGGCGCAAATTGTTTTTTGTAATTATAGATTGGATAATCTGATCTTGAATTGTCAGAATTATATAAAGTTTGTTTATGTAAAATTTTTTTATGGTGTTGTTCTATGTCCAAGTCGTGCGGATTTAGATTATAACCTTTCCAATTTTTACCAATTGTATAATTTCTAACTTTTACTTCGCAAATTTCATTTAAGTTAGGCAACATTTCTTGACAAAATATATTTAAACCTCCAGTTCCAACAAAACTACAACTAACTTCTAACCTAACTTTCTTATGTGCAAATTCTTTTAAATGTTCAACTGCTGCATTAGCAGCATTTTCCCATGTAAAAGTTTCTCTAATATATTTAGATTCTTTAATAGCTTTTTGCTTGTAAAAAGAATGGTTTAAGTACGCATCCATCATCTTTTTTTCTAAATCTTCAAAATCAGGCTCGTACCAGTACCCCGGTGAGTTTTGATTTTTATTTTCTTCAAAATTCTTAGCTAAAACTAATCCTTTTATATCAATTGGTATTCCTAAATTTTGTGCAAATTCAAGTTGCCCACTACAATTGGAATATATAGAAGGTGTACCGCAAGCCATTGCTTCAATAAGAGGTATATTCCATCCTTCTCCACGCGCACAAGAAAGAAAAACGTGTGCGTTTTGAATATATCGGATATAATCTTCTCTTGGAACAAAATCAACGACTTTTATGTTGGGCGCATACAGATTATTCGCTTTTAATCTTTCATGAGTATTTGCAAATCCATCATTATTAAAAGTATTGGCGACAGAAAGAATTAATTGAACTTTATTGTTGCCGCCGAAAACTTTTATAAAACTTTTTATAATTTCTTTCGTGCTTTTTCGATCTCCCCAAGATCCAAATAAAACAAATGTAAAAATATCATTAGATAATGGAGAAGTTATTGTTTGATAAACTGCTGGATCTACAGCTTCTCGTACTATTTTTACTTTATCTGCTGAAATACCTTGATCGATGGTAATTTTTGCTTGCCATTCAGTAGGAACCCAAACTTGATCGTATTCTAATAATTTTGCAAAAAAATCTTCTGGATATAATGTGTTTTCCCAAACAACGTACCCAATTTTTGGACCTTTGTAAGATTGATAAAAATAATAATGGTTTACGCTATTAAGAATAATGTTAATATCTGGAACATAAGATCCATCATAATTATAAATAGGAAAATCATTTAAATTTCTATCGGCATCAAAAAGACTTTGAGAAATAAGTATATTTTTATCTAAATCATTAACGTCTGTGCCATGAGGATTATTATTTTTGCCTTCGTAACCGCTCCAATTAGGACCAATTGAAAAATTCCTTACTTTGGTTTGCACTTTTTTACTAAGTGCGCGAAAAAATCCTTTTGAATGAGCGTTGTAACCTGTATTTCCAACGTAACTCGCGTGGCCTAAGATTTTCATTTATGAATTTGAGTGAATTTACTGAACAAAATATTTCCAGATTCTGGTTCAGTTATTTTAATGTAAACATAATCTAGATTGGCGGCTACTTTTCCAACGCAAAAATGAAAGTATTTAAATATCTCAACATTGATAAAATCATACAATAAATTTCCACGTTTATCGTAGATAGTTAGATTAACAAGCTGAGAAAATTGCTTTTCGGGCATAAAATTTTTTCTGCTTAACACAAGATCGTCTTTTTCATTTTGGGTTATATATAATTCATCATGGGCGAATACAGTTTTAAGATAGTTTTCTTTTATGTCTTTGAATTCTGGTATAGATTTTACTCTATGAAAGCAAAAAATGTTATTTATATGTTTTGGCAAGATCTTGTGGGCCGAAAAACAATTAGATGCGCCGTATTCATTATATTTTTCAATGTATAACTTATTTGTTTCTTCGATATCTACTGTCGGTAGGCTTTCTGTGTAGTTGTACTTAGACAATAATATATTAAAAGCGTCTTCATCGTGCAAAGCGAATATTCCTGGTCTTGTATTTTTATATTTTTCATACATCTCTGTAGCTTCCGAGAAAAAGTTATGATGATTAGAGTTGTAAACTATAACATTAGCTTTTCTTCTTGGATATATTGAAATAGGAATATTTAAAGCGTCCGATAATACTTGTAGACCGTGCAAAGGTTTGCCGTCGCCAAAAAAGTTTGTATGAAATACGCTATCGTATAAATTAAGATTAATTAAAGGATGATTTTTAAGCTTGGAAACATAATTAGCAATATGATCGGCGGTAACAGTTAAAAAACAATCAGTATCAATATATACAAAATTAGTATTTGGATATCTTTCGCAACTGTCTTTTAGACAGAATGGTTTTATATTTCTTAATAAGTCAATATCTTGATTATCGTCTTTATATATATAAAAAGGCACAGATATAAACTGTTCTTTGTTCAAATCTAAATCTCTTGTAACGTCCAAATCATAATTAAGACTATAAATAATACATTTGCGATTAGAAAACATACTTATTGTGTTCAACATTTGTTTCGCGACAGGCTCATATTTTTTATCAAAATATACTACCCAATAGAAATCTTCTAATAATACTTTTTTGTTATAAAAGAGAGTATCATCTTGTATTCCTAGATCTTTTTTATAATAAAAGTGCGATAATAGAGATTCGCGATCTTGGATGTATAATTTTTTACCTTTTAAAACTGCTTCTCCAATGTATCTACCGTTTTTGCGTGTGTTGGATAGTTCCGAGAAGCTTGTTATTTGTATTGATTGTTGAGATAATGCGTTGTTGAAATGATGTTCGTCTACTCCATGATATACTGGGTCTTTTAAGAAAGTTTCGTAGTCGTTTATGTTTTTATAGAAGTTATTGTAAAAAGGTATATTTTTCCATATTGTAAATGGCCCCCGAACTCCTTTAAAATAAGTATCATCTCCAATAGATATTATCTCTTTATCTAAAAAAGGAAGCAATAAATCATACATATCGCCAAACATACAATCAATATCATAAAATCCTATATAATCATAGTCGCAAAAATAGTGTTCAAAAAGGATTCCGTACAAAGGTCTGTAATCACATATCTTTCGTCCTGAAGATATGTCTTCTGTAATCTGTATGGACGTTTTGTCGGCGACAATGCGCTTTAATATCTTTTCGTTCATATAACAGATCTTTATATTGGATGAGTTTGAGCTTATGTTTTGATCTGTGAATATAAAGAAGTCTATGTTTTGGCTTTGATTTTTGCATGTTTTGAGATGGGTATAAAAATAAGAAGGAAATGGCCCAAACCAAACTTGTATTAAGGCTATCTTTTTAGACATATTTTATTATATGGAGGGGCTGGATTTTTTTTTAGTTTTTTATAGGACGATTTTTCTCTAATATTGGCGATTTTTTGGGAAAATGGGGGGGAGGGGTACGGTGAAGTACGTTGTTTTATGATAAAATGAATTAGAGATTGAGGAAAATGTCCCCCTACCTTTTCTAAAAAATTGTCAAAACAAAAAATTTCAAAAAAAGGGGGGAGGTTGGTGACACCCCCCTACTCCCCCCCAGCATGATGCCGCTCGCGCAACTTGTCAAGCAAAATAAATACCCCCTTTGGACCAGCACTTTTCATGCCAACCTACGCCGTCCAGGCCATCGAAAAAAAAGTGAAAAAAACTATCTGAAAGTCTTGACGAACATCGAGTTTT